TTCCAGTTGGAATGAGATACACCGCAACGAACAAAACAACGGGGAATAGTGCAAACTTCAGAAATGTCTTCATTGTGTTTCCTTTCATGATTTCATTATAGCCACTGAGAGAGATAAGTCAACCACATATCCCATTATACATTCTCCTTTGGTTTAAAGAACTTTGCTTTTGATCCACATCGCCAACTATAAGATAAACCTCGCTCATACTCACAAAGAGATTCATTTCTATCCACCACGGTTAACACTCTACCAGTTACGGGATCAATGTCTTTGTTGACTTTAGATGCATTACGCAGACACAAATCCATCGAGCCATGTAATTCATAAAACTTGCAATCAATGCAAAATCTAGTAGGGCTCTTTTTGAACAGACCGAACATTACATATATTCCTTGACGATCTCATCCATCAGCGCCAACTTGGCATTCTCCATGGTTTTCTTGAGATTGTCGGCTTTTTCCATTTGCTTGACTGATATATGGCGATCTTGGAACTCCAACTCGCCTTCGAAGCGCCAGTAATCAGCAACCGCGTTTCCGTATTCGCTGATCTTTTGTGAAATACCTGGAGTCATATTACTTATCTTTCCTGTTTTGATATTGAATAATAAAATAGCAGAGCCAAAATCCTGAAATGAATGCTATCATAAGATCAACGAAAGAGGTTAAGGCTTCTAACATTTACCTGTCTTTCTTAAAGAGTGGGGTTTGCCAGAACGAACTGGACCAAGTTTTCAAAGTAGAAATTGCTACAATAGCCCAAACAGCGAAAAATATTACAATACAACCGAGAGTAAAGAACCCACCAAAACCCCATAAAAAAACGCGGACCAGATCACTGTATGTCATCGGAACTTTAGTATCAATCGAAACTGCATAAAGCAACACAAATGTAGAAATAAACCCAACTGAATACCAAACGATCAACTGGTAAATCATTTTACTTATCCTTCTTAAAGACTGGTGTTTCCCAGAAATATGATTGCTCTAGCCGATCCATAAATCTAACATATACGGTAATAATAACAAACAACATACCGATAGGACCTAATAGAGACAGACCTCCAGCCAAAGCCAAATCTCCATATGTCAGATATTTGCCTCGCTTCATCACTATAAATCCGAAAGAAAAGATGGCTCCTGTTAAGAGCCACCCAAGAATGGACATTGCCATTACGCTGCCTCCGCCATTTCGATTGCGACTTCAAGAGCCTTGGTCTTCAGTGACTTGTTAGCACCGAACCAAGCAGAGTCCAAGCGACTATCAACACTGCGACCAATAACATGATCGGTCATGAAGGTGACAGTGTTGAATGCTGACCACCAGCTACCTTCAGCGAAGTTTGCTCCAGGCTGCTGGTCGATCACTTCAAGAGCGATCTTAGCATTCTTGGAAATTTCCTTACCCTTTGTGGAGTTCATTGGGAACACACGCTTGAAGTAGTCAACCACAGACTCTTCGCTATAACGCTTGGAGCCAAGATATTGAGCCATCTCCTTGTAGCTGGCCAACTTGTCGCTAGCAACGCCAAGCATTTCCTTGACCTTGTCGCCATCAAACTCGTTACGGTGAGAAACCTTAACCATCTGATTTGCGTTCTTAGAAAGAGAAAGAGTCAGAGTGTTATTGCAAACCACCCGAATAGGAGTGAACCGAACGTCGATCGACTGACCGTAAGAGTGAGGATTGGTGAACAGAAGATAACTGTCAACCTTATCACCCTTGAACAATTCGAAGCTTTCGTTGACCTTAGCAAGACCCCAAACGATCTTACCACCACGGAGCGATCCAGCAGTATGCATTTCCATATCACCAGCAGCAACGAAGTCGTTAAAGAATTCGAATGCATCAGCGTTTTGGCATGGTTGCCAATCATCTGTGATCACATCCAAAATCTTGTTGTCGCTATCACGAACCAATGCAGAGCGACCGATATCGATCTTCTCGCCGTTGATTTCTGCGAAGGCTGGAATCTTGTTGACGCTCCAGTCAAGACCAGCGGCCTTGAGCATTTGTTCTGGAGTTAGATCAGCGGGAACTTGTGTGCCAAGTCCGTGCCAAGGTGTCTCGCCAGCCCAAGCCATCTGAGCCTTACCGTCGAGCATTTCAATCATATGAGCCATTTTGTAGTTTCCTTTTCACTGGGCCTCATCGCCCTATAATTCATATTAACATATGGCAAGAAAGAAGTCAATAATTATTTTTGATAATTTTTAGGCAAAACCACCATGATCTAGAATGGCTTGAGCCACCACATCGATTGGCACCCAACCATAAACAGAATCAGTTGGATCGGCATATCCCGCCTGATCGATGTAGTCCATGAAAGTCTCGATGGCTACGCTTGGGAATCCAACTTCAACTGACCAGTATGGTCCCTTGTTTGATCGAGGCTCGCAATAGTGACCACTACTAGCCTGAATCGACAACGTAGTGCCATCAGCACATTCGATTCTAGGAATAGGTCGGCAAGAGTAACCATACTCAGTAGGTACCGATTTGTTCTCGAAACTCAACCGAGATTGCAGTTCTTTTACAACGTGTTCGATCTTCATCGCACTTCTACCTCTTCAAAAAAATAACTATAAGCGTCATCATGGCCTTTTGGATCAACGGTAAGGATTGATTTCACCTTAGCATGGTATTCAGTAACTTCGTTGCGATAATCAACGTATAGTTTAGTACCTTCCCATTCTGGAAACGGAATTGTGCGAGCCTCTTCTTGTTCCAACATAGCAAGAGCAACAGTGTCTTCTGCTAATCGCTTATTCGCCGTGACAAACAGAAGATCATCTCCGCTACAAACTTCATTACCCCAATGTCTATAAACTGCGTATATCATTAAAATAAACCCTCATATTGGTAGAACGCATCAGCAGCGTCATCAAAGTCATATCCGTCATAAACCACTTCACGATTGAAACGGACGCTGTAGGAGTTCGGCATCGACTCGCTCGAATGATCATAGAAGACCAGACGTGTCAAAGTAGACTGACCGTCTTCGGACCACTTACGCTTTTCAGTGAGTATGCTGGCCATTACGCAGCAACCTTTCGCTTGAGTTCAACAAGTTGGTTAGTCCAATCAACCATATGCTCGGTTCCTTTCAAGCAAAAATGAAGTCACGTTCTTTGAAGGTGTGACCATACCAACGCGGAGCAGGATTTGAGCCAGTCAAATCGCCATAATAAGAGAACTCCGAATTGCCCTTTTCGTCAAAGCGAAAGCACCGTGTCATTGCGGAATATTCCGCTTCGTCGCGCTGTTCAATGAAAACGCCGTCAGCGAGGGTTGCAAACTTAACAAGCATTTCTATTCTCCTTAGCCCACGGCCATTGCGAAGATACAAACCAAAGCCACAAAAGCGGCAACAACTACGAAAGAGAGAACGTTATAAGCGAGACGTAACATTTTCGATTTCCTTGTTTCTGTCTATAACCAATATTAACATATGGCAAAAAAGAAGTCAAGCGTTATTTTCTAATTCTTTTACGTAATTTACCAGATGACGAATTCTGTTGACAGGACCGCGAAAAACAAATGAACTTCCTAGAAACCCTGTTTCTTCGTAACAATCTAACATCAAAGTAAGCGCTGATTTGCGAAGCGTATTACGATACAACAAACCACATTCTATAGAAAACCTAGCTTCTCCGCTTTTAAGGGGAGCAATTGCTTCTGATCGATTCATTTTCGTTTCCCTGTTTCTGTCTATAACCCATATTAACATATGGCAAAAAAGAAGTCAAGCGTTATTTTAATCGGCATACATTTTTTTGTAGTCATGCTCGGTATAGCCGTCGCGGTCCACTCCTTGGCCGTCCCCGATATATTCACCATTTTCAAGAAACGCGCTGTAGCCGTAGCTATCATAACCTTCTGAATCATAATCGGCGAAATGAACACGCTCATCCCAATCATTTGGGGTTTTTCGATGCGGAGGAATCTGTCTGTCTGCATTGTAACAAAATACAGAGCGAGGGCGCTTTTCCATGCCATAGACGGTTGGACTATACATTGGGATATTCATATCAGTTACTTTCCATATAATCAATAGCACACATGGCGCATCCAATAGACTTAAACTTTTCGTCTACGAGACCAAGATTGTCGAAAATATCATAACGACCATCAGGCATTTTACGAATGGTGTGACCGCGATACTTTTTCATAACCAATTTCCCTATTCCTGTTGATAAGCTATATTAACATATGACAAGAAAGAAGTCAAACGAAAAAACGATGTGAACCAAAAAAAAAACGCCAGCGGTTAAACTGGCGTTGATCTTACTTAGGAATGAATTGTGAGAAGTCTGGTGGAACCCAATCAGATGGCTTCATGATCTTGCCGTCCTCTCGCCGCAGTGGCTTATTGTCTACGCCCAACTTAGAGAAGTTGTTATCGGCTAGATGGTCCCATGCGTTCCGAGTATCATAACCTTTTGCAGCGCACAAGCCGATCAGAACCCAGATCAAGTCCATACATGCATCAAGTGTTTCGACTTCATCTTTCGCATCAATCGCATCAGTTAGTTCCTGATACTCTTCACGAACAAGTTCCTTATATAGCAAAACCATTGCAGGGTCGGTATATGGAAAAAGTTGGTCGCACGATACCATAAAACCTTCAACATCATCAATCATAGCAGTCATAGTTCATTTCCTTGGTGAAAGAGTTTGGCGCGTGATTGCGCCTTAAGGATATAATCGGCAGGATTTCGAACGAACACCTGCGCTTCTGTTTCTTCTTCTACAGCAATAACAACAACGATCTTCTTTGTTAGGATTCCAGTCATTTCCCAGAACATGTATGAATACATTGCTGTCTGGACAAAATAATCTTCAATCCAACTATCCATTTTATTTCTAGCAGACGTTTTGTAGTCAATGATGGAAAGAACTCCATCATATTCTGCAATAAGGTCTACTCGTCCAGCCACTTTGAGTTTGTGTGAAACCAGAGCCGATTCAACACAATAAACTTTGTCAACCGACTTGTCAAGCACTTTTTTAATTTGTTTAAACATGTATAGGTTGATCGGCATTTCGTCGCTTGGCGAAACTGTTTCATTCAAAACGTAACGTTCGCAAATGTTATGCATTGCCGACCCACGTCTCGCTGATCGCCCTGTAACTCTGTCGGATTCTTCTTTGCCTACACGTTTTGTCCAATCTTCAAGATAGTCTTTTTCAGCGGTCTCTCCGAGGATGGTAGTGACGGAAGGATATTTCCTCCCGTCTTGCGTTACATAATAGCGCCTACCATTTACTTCTTCTACGTTTAGATCGGGAATGTTATTTCCCACATATTCAAAAGTCTTAGGGTTGAAGCCCAAGTTTCTCACGAGCAATGATATATTCCTTAACAAGCCTTGAACGCACAATGTCCTCGGCGGTAAAATTCACGCATCCAAAATCGGATATTCTGTCGATAATTCTGATGAAGTTATGTAGCCCACCCTTTTCTTGTTCTTTGGTAAGGTCTGTCTGGCGGAAGTCACCAGAGAAGATCACTTTGCAGTTCTTACCGATACGAGTTACGATTGAATCCAATTCGTGGAAGGTAAGGTTCTGCATCTCATCAACGATAACAAAGCAATCGTTCATTGTGATACCACGAACAAATGAAGTTGACATAAACTCAATAGCGTTCTTTTGCTTTAAGATTTCATAAGCATCTGATCTGCCATAAAGTTCTGTACAGATTCCGTAATAGGGTGCTTCATACACCTTCATCTTTTCTTTTTGGTTTCCAGGCAAGAAGCCCATGTCACGAGTAGGAACCACACTTCGAATAATGTAAATCTTATTCTGTTCGCAGTCGGGTAGCATCATATCACTTAGAGAAAGATATAGAGAAAGGAATGTTTTACCAGTTCCAGCAGTGCCAGTCAATAACAAATGTTTGCCTTCATCAAATAGTTCGAAGGTTTTTCTTTGGTTCTCTGTTATAGGAGTTACACGTTTAAGATTGAATGATGGTGACTTAAACGATGGTCTGTTGTTGTGCTGGCCTTCTTCTCTTTCTGTTGATTGATTTTCTGCTCTGCGTTGTTTTCTGGTAATCCTACTGTTACTCATTGAAACCCCTAATAAGTGTTGATTTTGCTGTGAATGTTATTTCTCTTTATTTTTTTCAACACATCACGAAAACCAGAATCGGGTCTAGGCGTTCGCCCTGAAATAATAGCAGGAGCCTCTCCCATCTCTTCTGGCAAAACTACTTCCCAGATAGAAGTCTCGATCAATTCGATAACTTCTTTTTCTGAAAGTAGATCACGCTTCTTCTCGCCAGTTTCACGATTTTGCAGATCATAGAACTTATAAACTGCCATATTAAAATTCAAACTCTTCGTCTAGTTCAAGAAGACGGTCAACGTTCTTTGATTTAAGCGCAGATTGAATTCGCTTTTCTCTCTTTTGCTTTCGGGTCTCAAGATACATATCGTGTTCTTCTTCGTGGTCATCGTAATATTTATTGCGCTTAAGAGACTTGCTCATAGACCAATCCTGGGAATGCAAGGTTAACGATTTGGGGTGTGATCGTCTTTGGCAGACGCTTGTCTTTGACAGCAATGAGAAGCTTTGCGTCGTCTGGATGGATAGATTCTAGCATGCCGATGAACAGCATCTCACGATTGGCTTTCTTAATGTCTGGTCGAAACTCTTCAATGAACAGTTCCAAACGATTGGCCTCATTGTACAGTTGACCATGTGCATCAAGATACGACGTTGGCTTGTACGGTGGACTTTCTGGCGGAAGCGCAAACCGAACACGAGGGTCAAGAGCACATTGCAGAATGATCCGTAGTGCTTCACTGTCATGTTGTTGTAGATATGCGGCCCGATCTTCAGCAGAAGCGATCTTGTCCGCTCCTTGGATGATCTCAAAGATTGCTAGTTTTCTGGTCATTAGAATTCGTTAATTGCCTCCATAAGGATTTTTAGTTTGCGTTCGATAAAGTAGTTAAAAAGCTTAGAGCGGTTCTTTCCCGCCTGACTTTCATATTCACACAAGATACCACTCTTAATATCATTCGGCGTGAAAGTCAAGTCGATAAGTTGCTGATTGCGCTTGAATTTTTTCATCATATCCGCATCACAAAACTCTTCAAGTTCTTGGGTCAACCAGACATCCAACTTCTTTTGCATGATAGGCTTTTGGCGAGTACCAGTCACGAAGCTATTGTCGGGCGACAAGAAGTTTGGAACCCCATCTCCGTCATCACCACGAATGATCAACTCCTTCAAAGAAAGTTCCGCGTTGTTAGTATTAAGATCCCGTTTACGTACTGGATCATATTGCCTAACTCCCATATAACTTTGAAGTTGAACAAAATCTTTGTCGCCAGAAAGGATCAAAATTGGTTCACCTTTGCCGCCAAATTCTTGGACCAAAGTCCCGATAACATCGTCTGCTTCAGCGCCATCATATTGAACGACTCGGTATGGAAAGTATTCCTTGACTTCTGCCTTAATGGTGTCCAGCGACTTAAAGACCGAATCCCAATCTAATTGGGTTTGAGCCCTAGATTTAGCTCGACGTGCTTTATAATATGGAAAAACATCTTTGCGCCAATAATGACGGTCATCACATGCGATGATCATCTCACCATATTGGTCTCGGTATTTATGATTGTAAGACCGAATAGAATTTAAAATCATATGGCGCAGAAGACTTTCTTCTACAGTCACAGTAGTCTTAGGATCGACCTCAACCATAAGGTTAGAAATCATCACAGCAGAAAAATCAACAATAATCAATTACTCGTCTCCAAGGGGTTCAAATGGTTCATTACTAAGGGAGATATCATAGTTATAACTAACAGAGTCGTCAGCGTTCATTTTAATATCAAAACAAGTATCAGCGATAAAATTTAGAGGATGCTCTAAATTGTAATACTTGTACATCAAAGCCTTGATGGATTCGATTACAAGTGCACTGTCTTTCATATACGCTTCAGTTTCAACATCCATTCCATTAGTTTCAAATAGCATTAACACAGATGGAATCATCATATCCATCAAGTTATCTACATGTTCTTTCCGCATAATGGAAATTGAGTCTTGCATCTCTTCAATGCTTTGTGGTGGCGCGTTTTGGCGTTCTACAGGAAATCGTACTACATTACTCACTTTGTGACCTTAAGAAGAATTGTGTTCTCGTTAATACGTCCTGATGGTTTGTTTTCGACCGCCTTGATGGTATCCATAAACTTTCGCAGAGCAACTTTACCAGAGCCTAGCAATTGCTTAATAGATTCTTCTGGCTTCCGAAGATTCTTTTGCGAACTTGCTTCAACATCAAAACCAATCAACGTAGTACCTTTGACTGTGATTCCTGTTGGGCCAGACGCATTGAACACCGTCAGTTGTTTATATTTAGTATTATAAGTCCATAGCTGTTGACAGCCAACCACTTCTGTTGGATGGATGCTAACAATTTTAAGAGCATTATCTTCTTTTTGGAACTTCAATTCTTTGATGATATCAACAGCAGATTTCGTTTTGATTTTCCTAGGAGCGGAAACTCTAACTGCCTTTTTGTTGTTCACGAATCGATCGCAATCTGAAATGAGCGCAGCATAGAACTCCGCCCATTTCTTTAACGTTTTGCCATACGCTTCTTTAGTCTGTGTGTCTGGAGTCTTCAGTTGCTCATATGCAGGAAGATAGAAATCCCGAATAATATTAGCAGATTGCGCAGACACCTCATTGTTCTTAAAGAACTCGTAAGCAGAGAACGTCCCACCATCCATTACAGCATCGATTTCATTCTCAATCAATTCGATATGCGTGTTGGTCTTTTGAACGATACGCGCCTGAATGTCAATAGGAGGTTTTGGGTTGTCGACGACTTTCTTTTCTTCTCGCGAAAAAATATACATTAACTTGTCAACGAAAAACTCTAACGACCGTTCATTGAACTTTGTGCCGTTCATCATCATTCGGGCTTGCCACCCAGCAGTCGTAGAAATATCATTCTTGTTTGCGCGGCGAACAGCATTGATTTGACCCTTGACGTATTTGTCTTTTGTCATCCAATCAACGATATATGTCCGTGCGTCTTCTACGTCTTTCATATAATTATACCAGTTTAGTGCACTGATGTATCGAACGTCATTCCCTTGTTCTATAGTGCCTTCTATAATAGGTTCTGGTCCTAATGCTTTAAGGTCAACAGCAGCAGCGCCACCACGACTCATAGGCTTTTTAGTAATTTTCTTTTTAGCAGGAATGGCCAATGTTATATCCTTTTTATACCTTATTCACTAGAATAACACATTAACTGAAACAAGTCAAGCACTATATGTAAACACCGCTTTTGGTAATGCAGTTGTTGGTCGAGTTGCCCATGCAGTCAAAATCTTTTCCCACGAATCAACACGGAGATTCCAGTTGTAGTGTGTGTCTGCATGATATTTCTGGACATCCAACGTGTGCTGGAGATACTCATGATCATATAGATCAAGCCAAGTCCCCATCATAGTTACCATATCTGATAGATGGTCTTGCACGTTCTCGGTAAACTGATACATGCGAGTTAGACCAGCCGCAGTCTCATAAAGAGCGCCAAGATTTGGATGGATGCAGAGCATTCTAGCCGACATTGCTTCCATGAGTGTTAGACAAGAAGTCTCAACCCATGTGTTAGGATATGCTAGAATGTGGCATTGCTCCAGACCCTTACGGAGTTCTTCATTAGAGACTGTGCCATGATAGTTGATCTTTGGATGTTGGCGGCAGCGTTCAAACAACTCTTCAAACTGTTGATCACGTTCTTCCCAACCATACAACTTGAATGACGAATAGACATCAAGTTCAATATTCTTGTCAGTTCGTTTGCACAGTTCTTCGAAAGCGGGGACTAGAATGTTCAAGCCGCGATGTGGCGTTGACCAATACGCAAACCGAATAACATCCTTTGGCTTCTCATGCTCTGGAATGGGAATGACAGAGTTCCGAACAACCACACACTTGCTATATGGAATCTGATAGTGGTTGATATAGGCTTGCATTTGCCAGTTAGAGACAAACACGAGCCAATCAAACTTTTCCCAGCCACCGTTCTTTAGATGTTCTGATGCAGGATCGCCAGGAAGATCGTGAAGATAGTAGATGCGAATCTTATCTTCTTCTAGTGGAAACTCTAGCCGAGAAACAACGATCTGAAACTTAGACAACAGTTCTGGGTCAATCGCTTCAACAAGGCGTTCACAGAGAAGTTCTGTGCCGCCGCGAGCCTTGCTATTCATATCGGCGCGGATCAATTTACCGTTAAGAATATGCATTAAGCAAGAGCCTCTTCAACATAGGTAAACATCAAAATTGAATCATGACGGAACGAACGCCAACCATTTGCATCAAGGTCCCAAACATTAATCACGTCTGGATTGGGCTTGCGCTTTTCAACTTGCTCTTCTAGATCGGTTTGTGCTGGCAGAAGATCAGGACGAAGCGTGCACTTCATGACACGTTCTGTACCGTCCTTCTTGGTGAAGGTAACTTCAAGAATTTTCTCACGAAGAGTGTTCTTAAGGAAATTGGTTACGTTATCAATAACGACATCGGACATAATAAAATCTCTTTCTATTCAGTCAGGAATTGTTCGTTGGATCGGTCGAGCCATTCGGTTAGCTTTTCATAGCCTCCAATTGGCATTCCGTCAACCATAATAAATGGAACAGTCCGAGCATGCGGGAAGGTTGCCTTGAAATGCTCTCGTGTGACATGTTCACCAATAACGATCTCGGTATAGACCATACTCTTACTGCCAAGCAAAGCCTTAGCCTTGACGCAAGATGGGCAGTTTGGTTGCGAGTAAACTACGATGCTCATGCGGTCGCCGCCTTGTCTGCCTTTTCGGGCTTCAGTACAAACAATCGACCTTGTGGCTTACCCCAATGCTCATTGGCACGAACCTTGATGAACCGCTTGTTAGAACCAATAGCACCAGTGTCAATAGACAACCAAGGATTCAGATTCTTTTCCCAAGCGTCGATCTTGAACATAAGACGATCGCCACTGGAACGTTCCTTGCTGATCAATCCAGTCAGTGCCTTAGATACTGAGGAATGAACACCCTTAGACGTATACTTCGAACGATTTCTCTTCTTACCCATAATATTTTCCTTTAATTTTGTAGTGGATTTTCAATCTTAACTTATACGCTTAGAAAGGTCAAGCAGTTTTTGTGCCTGAGTCTAAAATAGCAATGCTATAATCGCGGTCGAGATACTTATACGTGATTTTCTGTGGTTCAAATTCTTGCAACACATCAAAAACGTCGTCAATGTTAAGCGTAGAACACGTGTAAACATCTAACTGCATAACAGCAGGAGTTTCTTCGTCCCAGACATGCAGAGCAATGTGGCTTGTTTCAATGATAGTAACAGCCGTTAAGCCTCTATTGCCTTCCATGTTGCTATACACAGCATATGGGCCCATCAAAATCTTCATGCCAATTTTAGCAACTAAAGCCTTCATCCAAAACTCAATAGCAGTGGTACATTTTGGAGGATTATTCAGTTCGGCTCTAATAATTAGATGTTTATGTTCTAGTATCTTTGTCACGTCATTTGGTCCCCTCTGGTTGATTGAATAACAGATTCTTCACATGCGTAGCTTGCACTCTAACGCTACACCATTCATTATAATAGTTGCCGTCTAAAACTGCGTCGTGATCAAATATGTACTTGGCCTCCCAGTAGTTGCACTCGCCTCTACCTTTGCACAGTTTTAAGATTGTTCTTTTGAAGTTTTCTTTTCCCATCGCTTCTACATCTTTCAGTAGAGCGGGAGAAGACCCGTAGTATTCGTTCCAATCGGACTCTTTACGGATCTTCTTTCTTTTCCCTTTGACTTGTTTATAGCCAGCCATTGTGAAGTATTTACGCCCGATATACTTTCTACCATTAAGTAGATTTTCTATCATGTAAATATAGCCATACCATTGTGTAGTGTCTTCGCCGAATTCGGCGTCTTCAAATAACCAAGCCATCAATAAACCTTCAATGAAAGATTTATTTAGTCCTCTTCGTCATATTCCATATCTTCATCTTCGTCGACATTATCATCAACTACAGAACCGCAATAGGGACAATACTCGATTAAATCTTCAGAATCTGAAACAACCTTAAATTCCGTCTCACAGCTATTACATGTATGCCAATCGTTAATCTTAATCTTCATTTTTACTCCTAACTTTATCACAATCCCCTTCGGAAATTGATAGTGTATCTGCCGTGTTGAATGGTAAACGGTAGTGTTCTTTGTTCTTCAATAAAAACCTCAAACTCTATGTGGTAGTCATTAGTATCCATAAAAACAACCCTAGACTTTGGTGGAATATCATATTGAAAGTGTACCGTTGGATTCGTGTTACTTATAATTCTATAAAACGTGTTATCGTATCCAGGACGCGACTTTGGCGCTTGTTGTGGCGGTTGCCTTGGTTGTTGTGGAGGCGGAGAAGACGGTTTATCTGGTGGTGCCAACTTTAACAGAGTGGCATATGCAGAAGACAATTCCTTAAACTTTTCTTCTGATCCTGTTGGGATATCGGGATGATAGATTTTAGCAAGTCTTCTATATGCAGCTTTTATTTGAGTTAAAGATGATCCATAATATACCTCTAAAACAGAATATGGATCAGCCAAGAAGATTTGCCAGTTCAGCCTTTGCTCTTTGCAGAGCCTGAATTTCAACGCCCATATCATGAAGACCATGAGCATCTCTGTTTTCAAGAAACACGCGGGACATAGCCCAACAGGTTTCTTCTCTGGTCTCTAGCGTTTTAATAGCATCACGAATTGTTTTCATAAAGCAAATCCCTTGAACGTATCTTCAGTTACATCCTTCTTTACACCACCAATGATATAAGAAGTGATCTCGGTTTCTTGTGGAGCAACTTGAACTTCAGAACCAGAAATCCACTTCTGCGTCCACGGTAACGGATTGGCACCAGTCTTTGTGAATGGTGTTACGCCGATTGCAGTCATACGCTTGTTGCCAATCCAGTCTATGTAGTCACACAAAAGTTGCTCATTGAGACCGATCATCGATCCTTCTTGGAAGAGGTACTTTGCCCATGCTTTCTCTTGATTGATAACAGACTCAAAGATTGCTGCAACCTCAGTCTCGCATTCACTCTTGATAGCCGCAAAGTCTGGGTCTTCTTGTGGCAAGATTTTGAGAAGTTGTTGCGTTGACGCAAGATGGACATTCTCATCCCGCGCAATAAGTTTAATGATCTTAGCATTGCCTTCCATCTTCTTTACTTCTGCGAATGCCCACGAACAAGCAAACGAAACATAGAACCGAATACCCTCAAGTGCATTGACCGCATTAAGACAGAGCCATAGAGCCTTCTTATGCTTATATCTATTATAGTTTCCAAGAGC